CGCCAGAGCATTTTATTATTGATAATGATGTTAATGGCGTAATCTGTCATGGGATAGAGCCTTATATGTCTATTATTAAAGAATTACATAATACTCCATACTGGAAATTAGAATTGCAAAATGGATTATATCCATGTTCACACATGAGATATTCAACTCATCAAATGATTTTCGAATGGGACGCTGAAATTTCAATCGTTGCGATGTATCCTAAATCAAAAAAATCATGGTACGGGAATAATGTCGGCTCGTATCTATTTAAAGAATCAATTGGCAAATACGCAAAGTCGTTCGCGAATGATGATAGAACTGGTATAGTCGAATTGTTGCGTCATACACGGCAATGGAAAAGCGCAAGCAAGGGCAGCATTAAGCAATATGCGAAATGTTTTCCTGAAGATAAAAATTTAAAAGAGTGGGAAGGAATAGCGGGGGAGATTAAATAATGGCTTCAAAGAAGATTAAGGATTTATGCGTTGCAACCAGTAAATATACAAATAGGAACGGAGAAGAAAAAAGCAACTGGTTAAATATCGGTGCTATATTCGAGAAAGATGACGGCGGAAAATATATGATGTTAAAAAGGACATTCAATCCTGCGGGTATGCCTAATCCTGATAATCGGGACACTATAATAGTTAGTATGTTTGACGTGAAGCCAAAAAATGAGGATAATGCACAGGGCAGTGTTGATACGGCGGGCAAGGGTGATAATCCTTTCTCTGATGATAATATACCGTTCTAAGGAGCTTATAAATGCTAAATAAAAAATGGGCAATCATACAACCGCTTGAAACTATTTGGGAACCGCCGCCGATAAATACGCCTTGGAATAATCATCCCGATATGAACATGTCGCGCTTGCTGCAATGCAAAGCGTATCATATCAATCATGTCGAGCAGGGACTCGTTCCGCTCGATGCTGATGTTTACTTTATCGGCGATTGTCATATCGGTTACATCGATAAAGAGATTGCATTTGCAAAGAAGTTAAAAGAACTCGGCAAGAAAGTCGTAATATCATATTCAGCTGATTTGCGTTTCTTAATCGGCAACTGCTTAATCACTGCTGAGGGCACACTTTACACAGAGCTCGCGGAATATGCAGACGTTATCCTTTCCGGATTCTCGGCGGACCTTCGTGCATTCGGGCGCTATCAGGATAAAGTCTTCCCCTGGGGCGTTACGTTTGAGCGGTATAACTTTTCGGAAAAACCATTTGAGCATCGTACTATTGACCTTGTGCTTTCCGGAAGCATCGGCGAAGAATGTCTCGGCATGAATCTTGAACTTATGCTTTTAATCAGACAGCGACATCCGGAAAAGCGTATTGTATATTTTACTCATGAGCCATATAGAAAACAGCTTGAAAGATGGTCTGATAAAATTGAAGTCTGGTACGAACGTGCTTTATGGGATGGGCTTAAAGATGCGAAGCATTATATCAGCCCGGAATATCGCCCGCGAGCAGGACGTGCAATTGTTGACGCGTGGATGTATCGGGTTCCATTTATAACAAGCAAGTTTGCTTATCATAGCAATCTATTCCCAGAGTTCGCATTTGCTCAAATGGATTTAGATTACATTGCTGACTTATACGATAAGATGCTTGCGACTGATTACAACACACTTATAGCACAGGCAGAAGCGCGCGCCGAATACGATTATTTCGATAATGCGTATCCGAGATTGATGAAGAGGTTGTTTCCGGATGAACAGTGAGCGCAAAGTACCCGTAGAAGTATATAGTCGCGTTGTTGGATACTATCGTCCGGTTAATCAATGGAATCCCGGCAAGCAATCAGAGTTTAAAGACCGACATGAGTATAATCCGAAAGAAATAAATTATGAATCCAGACTTAGCAAAGTATAATGTACCGACAAGGTTTTCAAAAGAGAATCAGCCGAAGGGAGAAAATAGAGGACGGCGAAAAGATAGATATAAGCAATTACAGAAAGAATATCAACTAAGTAAAAAAGATCATGACGCTGTATTGCATCATTTATGTTCGCTGAAAAGAAATGTATTAGTTGAAATTGCGAATGATCCGGAAGAGGAAATTATAATCGGTAGTTATGCCCGGTCTTTAATCAAGGATTACGAAGACGGGAATACCGGCGCAATTGATAAGATTGTTGATCGTCTATTCGGGCGTCCTGTTGAAAAGGTTGAGACTGATGACAAGACAGATTACACAAAGCAGATTAAGAAGTTAGCAGATATAAGAACTAAAGTATTAACGGCGAGCAAGACGCCGCTGACAGAAAATAAGAATGCCGAAAATAATACTCAATGACAAAGACATTGAAAACTTTATCGAATATCCTGAATACTTCGGGCATTGGCTCGGATATGATAAACTTATTGACATGCACGGATATTGGATTAAAGAAGCTCATATCTATAATAACGTACAGGCACTAATGGCACACAGAAAGTCATACAAGACAACAGCGATAATCGTCGTCGGATTTATCTGGTATCTCATGTTCTTCGATCCGAATGCGACAATGCTTTATCTCAGAAAGACAGACGACGAAGCCGTTGCGATATGCGCTGTTATCCGCGAGAATTTCGAGAAGCCGGAAACAATCGCAATTGCGAATTATCTTTATGGTGTGAATAGCCTTGAAACGAAGGTATGGTCAAACTCGAAGATGAAAATATCGATTAAGACAAATACAACGCCTGAAGGAAGCGTCGAAGCTCGCGGACTTGGAGGAGCAAGGCAAGGGACACATCATAGTAAAATATTTGCAGATGACTTTATCAACCTAAAAGATAGAACATCGGAGGCCGAAAGAAAATCAACCTTAAATTATATTTCAGACTTAACAAACATCGTAACTGACGAAGGACGCATATTCTATTCCGGCACGCCCTGGCACAAAGAAGACGCATGGTCGAAGTTGCCAAAGCCTTTAATGTTCCCGATGGGGACTGTTCCAATTCCTGGGTATCGTACGAAAGAAGAACTTGACGCAAAGCGAAAAGAATTACACGAATCGGCGTTGACATCTTCCTTGATTGCTGCTAACTACGATTTAAAGCATATAGCAGACGAAGGCCATATATTCAATAATCCAAAATATTCAGACTGGCCGACAATACCGCTGCTGCGTGTGAATGCTTATTGTGATCCGGCATACAAGGGAACGAACACAACGGCATTGACATTGATTGCGGAAACTATCGAGCATACATTCCACGGGCGCGGCTGGGTATGGCGCAAGGACATTGAGGAAATGTATCAACCGATTGTTGATTTGCTGAAACTATGGAAATGCGGCACTATGGGAGTTGAGTCTAACGCCGACAAAGGATATTCAGCGCGCGACTTTATGAAACTCTGGCCCGCAACAATCGAAGTAAATGAATCGACGAATAAGCATGTTAAGATATTGGCGAACTTAAAGGCACAATGGCATAATATTTACTGGGCGAACGATTGCCAACCGGAATACATGAATCAGATTTTAGATTATCAGGAAGGGCAGGAGCCGGACGACGGGTCGGACTCTGCAGCAAGTTTAATTCGCATGATGGGTATCGGCGGCGGTACAGGACTATATGAATTATTAGGAGGAAGGGGATGAGATATATCTCTGATATAATTGATTGGTTCGGTTGGAATAGTGGCTGGCTTATAGATTTATTGCCATTGGTTTTATGTCTTATTGCATTTATAATTTCTATAATTGCTATTATTATTTAACGGAGAAATAACATGTACAATCCATTCAAAAAGAAAACGCCTGAAGTTAAACTCGAAGGCACATTAAACGAATATTTAAAACACAAAGGACTGAAAACAGATGCGAAGGAATACGATGCAACGCAAGCAATCAACGGCTTTCTCGATAAGCTGAAAACTATCAATCCGGATGAATACGCGAAAGTTAGTCAACTCGTCACTGTTAAGACCGATACAATGGAAGATCCGAATATGATGCGCGGCAAGATCGGCGGCAATGTTCAGGACTCCGTGTTGCGCTTGGTTGCAAAGAGAATCATTCGGTCGAACGTCGATTATATCAGAATGACGCAATCGTGCGGGTTTGCGAATAACATCGCATCTACGCCGGCTGAAGATATGACGCGCGAATGGATTACACTTACGACGAACGTCGATGACGAAAGGGGCAATGACGAAATTTCAAGAATGATACAAAACAGAATGACCGAGCTTGAATTGCCGAAAAAGATAAAAGAAATTATCAGATTTTCGCGTATATACCCGCGCGGCGGTTTCGCTTTTATCGGAGTCAATGCTGACGTGCCGACAATCGACGCTGAGATTGCGAAGCCTTTAAATTTAAATGAATTAAATAAAATTGATTTTATTCACGTTGTCGATGACTCCGACCGCGTTACCGTAATGATATTCAATCGCTATGATCCGACAAAGTCAGATTATCTTCAACCGCATTTTTACATTATGGGAAAGCCAGTCGATCAAAGCCGCCTTGCATGGATATGTAAAGATTTCTATCCGCCTGATTTGCTCGGCGTGTCAATGATGGAAATTTGTTATGATGCAATATCGGCGCAGGAATCGGCCCTATGGTCAGTATCTCATCTTGTGCGCGACATGGCAGTTAAAGTATTGACATCGGATGAAGTTGCAGGGATGCCAGGACCAAAGCGCGCTGAATTAACTGCGTTGCTTTCTCATCTTATGGATACGACATCGACGCTGATACTTCGCAGTCAAGATAAATTTGAAAAGGTAATGTATCAACCTTCGGGAAGTGCAACGAAAGATTTATTCGATTTTATTTTTGATAATCTTGGCGGCGTGTCTGAAATACCGCGCAATATTCTTTTAGGCAAAGCGCATGGCGTTGTCACTGCCGGAGAATATGATGCATTGAGTTATTACAACAGTATCAAGAAAGATCAGGAACTTATTGTCAGACCGATAATAGAAAAGTTCATTGATTTAATCGTGCATGAAAAACGCGGCGATGTTTATGCGGCACTCGGCGGAAATGTAGATCAGCTTGACTGGGAGTTTGAATTTAATCCGGTTTATAGACTTGATGAAGTCGCACAGGTTGATGTTGAACTTAAAGGCGCACAACGTGACAATTACGATATACTATCCGGCAAGATGTCACCACAGGAAGCACGTCAACTCGATCAACGCATGGATATTCTTGAAAGCTACGATAATGAAACGACAGAGGAAGAACGCAAAAAGAAAATTCAGAAATATGGGAAAGACTACGGCAAAGACGATAAGAATCTCCCCGGAAAGAATGGACAATCAGATTTCCCAGCAGAAGAAAATACAGATTTGAAAGCACGCGGGACATTGAAAGCAGAGAAGGAGCCAGAAGACAACAAAGATAAGCCAGGTATGGAGAAATTAGGGAATGTTAAAGAACAGAAGGGCAAAGAAGAAAAAGTAAAAAAGTCCGCATCGACAAAATAAATGAAAAATAATTTTCCTTTACATCTTGAAAACTTCATGGCTGATATTTACGTCAGCGTTATCAAGATCGTCAATAAGCGATTAAAGAAACTGATTACTGCTTATAAGAACGATCCTATAATCAAAGAAGTTCAGAGAATATTGAAGACTGACTCATTTAAAATGCCTGATCCAAATATAACAAATAATATTAAAATATATCAAGCGTCTTTGCGCACAGACTCACTTCGCAACGAAATTGAAAAATTCTTATACAGTAAAGAGGCCTTGACGGATGCAGACATCGCGGAACTTGAAAGCAAATTTGGACGGCTTGACACAGCGTTAAAACGCTATTCTGCGAATACGTTAAATAATCAAATCGACCGCATGAAAGCCGAATTGAAAAACAAAAAGCAATATAAATTTGCGCTTGAACAATCTTTAGATGCGCCCGAAATAATGAATATACGTTCGAGTTTCCTTGCTGAAAATTTGCGTCTTGCTGAAATGCTCGGCAACGAATACATGGCAGAAATAGGGCAGTCTGCTTTCAATGCTTTCCTCGAAGGCAGAAGCCTTAAAGATTTAGTTGACGAATTTCAGGATATTACAGACGTTCAGGAAAGTCGCGCGGAGTTTTGGGGACGCGATCAGCTTGGGGATGCATATGCTGAATACACACAGGAGATGCATAAAAGTGCAGGCATTGAAAGATATATTTGGAGAACGACAGGCGACAACCACGTGCGCGGAGTTGACCCGAAAGACAAGACAAGCCACGTTCAACTTAATGGCAAGATATTCAACTGGACAGATGGTGCAATTGCTATTCCCGATGCATTTAGTAAGCCGGACGCAAGGCACCCAGGCGAAGATTATCAATGCAGATGCATTGCCGATCCAACCGAGAACGAAGAAACAGACATGGAGGAGTTTGAATGAAGTATAGAACACAAATCAATTATTTAAAATGGTTTTTCAGACATGCAAAGTCAAAGTATAATCCAATGATTGTAGATAAGGTTGATTTTAAAATCGGGAATCATGCAACGCCGACTAGGGAAGAAAAACGCAAGCGGTCGCAACCACATAAAGAAATTTACACAAAGAAGTATCCGAATAAAAGGTCTTATTTAAGAAGTCTTGATTATTTCATGGAGGTCAAAGCATGATAATTTACAACATACCGAATCCGTTTAAAAAGTGGGGACATAAGAAGTCGAGATTGGATGAGAAGTTGCCATTATTAGGAACATGGAAATGTCAAACAGTGAATGATATTATGCAAGATTTAATAAGAGGTATTGAAGCGATAAGAAATATTAAACCAGTTTCGCATCCAATTGTTATTATACCGAGGAGCTTGCATGATAGATTATTAAAAGAGGCTGGTCTAATATGACACGTATACTTATCTGCGGAAATTCACTCGGACAGTTCAGCGGTCTCGGCTACGAAGCGGCGAACATCTTAAAGG